GTAGGTTACAGGTTCAACTCCTGTCAGGGACGCCAAATACAGAGGGTAAGTTATGGAACTTACACTAACAATCTTTTTGTGGTTAATAATAATTATCACAATAACCGTAGTAGGAGTATCCTTTTGGTTGACCTATGATTTAATTAAGTTCGATTTATTTCCTAAGGAGGAAGAAGAAGATGAACTATGACCGTTTTGATTTAGAAGAACAAATCATGAAGTGTTGGAGTGTGGTTGATGATGTGAATGATTTGTATGAACACATTGGAGACAGTGGTGAGTTTGTTGACATGCCACCCAAGTACGTTGACAAAGTAATGAACAAATTGTTGGGAGTCAAAGAACTCTATGACATGCGATTCCAAAAACTATGGGATGTCTTTGACTATATGATTAAGGATGGTCAGTTTCAAAGTGATTTTTATAACGATGAGTTCGTACAATTAGAATTAGAAGGTATTGACGATATTCCACTGAGAGACCTAACTGATACGGAGATTATAGACCTAAAATACGGAGATTAGCGCAGTCAGGTAGCGCACTCGTTTTGGGGACGAGTGGTCACAGGTTCAAATCCTGTATCTCCGACCATGCCTGAGTGGTGGAATTGGTATACACAAGGGACTTAAAATCCCTCGTCTTCGGACATGCGAGTTCAAGTCTCGCCTCAGGCACCATTTTACGAGACAATTCAATGACTTAGAGGGGTTGACAAAGCCCCTCATTTTTTGTTATTATATACACATGATGACAAATAAGGAGACTGAAATGGAACGTAATCTAGAAAACTTAATCCCTCTTGTGCAAAAGTTGTGTGATGACATCAATGAACTGCATATCAAAGAATACCCTACTCTTACTGAGTATCATACCTATTTTGAGGTTGCACGTAAGTACATCAAAGTAATTACCAACACTGGTAATCAACTTACTGTGTGGGGTTTCATTAATAAAACCAACTCTAAATTTGAAACTGGTACTGTTCTGAAGGCTGCAGGTTGGTCAACTCCAACTCTGAATGCAGGACGTGGTAACCTGTTTGATGGATATGAGATATTTGGAATGAGAAAGTATGGGCCTGATTATCTTATATAATCTTCTTGGGGGGTTGACAATGCCCCCCATTTTTTTATATAATGGTTACATGATGATTAATAAAGGAGACAAATGAACATAGGATACTTAAACGAATACGATGACATCAGATACAAACAAAGTGGTAAGTTTTACGAAGGTACTATTACCAAAGTTGTCAACAATGACTTTCCATTTATCGAAGCTGAGGTTTACGAAACAACCAGTTATAGTCAAAGACTGGATAAAAAACCTTTCACAGGTATCATCTATGCTGAATCATTCGAAGGTTTAGATATGGAATTTTGGTTTTACGGACAAGGATGTGACAACTCTGCAATAGGTGTGAGTGGTCATTGGGATAAACTAGTAGCATAGGAGACAAAATGATAAACAATCCAATATACCCAAAACCTGAAATTAAAGTTCTTGATGATGACAAGTTAGAAAATTACAATATCACATCAAAGAGGTCTAAAGCTGTTTTGAATTTTGAATTCGATTTTTGTGATAATAATGAGTTGAACGATATAGTTGAGAATGGTCTCGCTATTGCAGTTCACTAAGGAGACGATATGAATATATTAGAATACGATGTAAATGAATATGGTAAGAATGGTTCCCACTTACAAGGGTACATTAATACTGACTACGACACTCTAGTGTCTGTGTTGGGTAAACCTTCTTACACTGATGCAGACCCATATGCAAAAGTGAATTGTGAATGGGCGTTAACTGTTAAAGTTCCTGATGGTGATGACGATTGGGATTATGTACATGCAACAATCTACAATTGGAAGGATGGTTATATCCCTCTAGGCGAATGTCAATGGCATGTTGGTGGTTTCAATTACTCTGCTGTAGAAGTTGTTGATGCAATTGTGAGTGGTAATATCACTCCTGCTTATAGTGAGGTTGCATAATGATACGATTTATGTTAGGATTTATTTTGGTGTTAGGTGGTGTAGGTGGTATTGAACACAATACAGAAACCCTCTTACCACTTGACAGTTTATGTGTTATAATAGTAGGATTCCTACTAATGTTTTGGTTCATTATCGAACTGGAGGAGAATGATTATGACTATTGAAAAACGACACCACATTCTTGCTGAGACTAGTGGTGGTAAGTACACTGCAGAAGATGTGTACAATCTAGAGAAGTACGGTGCAACACATCCACGTGACCTTGCACCTAACGATGACATTGACACTGATAATGGTCAATGTGTTTGTGGTGAATACAACTGTCCTGATGGATATGTTCATACAACAAGTGGGTATTAATATGGAGATTGGATTTTTAGGTGGAACCCTACTATGTATTATTATGGCAAGTATGGTTTTTGTAGGTTTGCATATCAACAAACCTTTTCCGTGGGAGAAAGAAGATGATTCATAAACACAAATATGGAATAGACGGAGCTGCAAAGGAAAGAGAAACACTTCGTGTTTTACTTGCAGGTGCAGGTGGTACAACAATAGGATTTATTGTTGGTATGTTAGTTATGTTTGCAACAATGCAACAAGCACATGCATCTGATGAAAACGGTGATGTCTTTTGTCTTGCACAAAACATTTACTTTGAGAGTGGTAACCAACCTATGGTTGGTAAAATAGCAGTGTCACACGTAGTGTTAAATCGAGTTAAATCTGACTTGTATCCTGACACTATCTGTGACGTTGTTTATGATTCAAAGACTCGTATCAACTGGAAGGGTAACGAAGTGCCAATAAGAAATCAGTGTCAGTTTAGTTGGTATTGTGATGGCAAGTCTGATGACCCTGTAGACAGTAAGACTTGGATTGCATCTATGCAACTTGCACGTAGGATTGTAAACGGTGAGTGGACTGATATCACTGAGGGTGCAACCCACTATCATGCAGATTTTGTCTATCCCTTTTGGGCAGACAGTCTCAACAGAACAACAACCATTGATAATCATTTATTTTATAAGTAGAGGAAATTATGTATGATACAGTAGAAAGGTTTAGAGAGTATCTTAAGAATACTAATTATGTTAACAATGGAGTGCAACATAAGTATGCATTTCCAAATGGTTATGGTGCAAGTGTAGTTAAACATGATTTCTCATACGGTGGTAAAAATGGTTTATGGGAACTAGCAGTTTTAGATTTTACCATAGACGAAGACGGTGACTTATGTTATACTAGTGGTATCACTGATGATGTGATAGGACATCTTTCATGGAAAAACGTTGAAGAGTTCTTATCGGAGATTAAACAATTATGAATTTATTTTACTTACACAGGAAACCAAAGAAGTGTGCAGAGTTGCACTGCGATAAACACGTAGTCAAAATGATTATTGAGTATGCTCAATTGATGTCTACTGCTCATCGTATGTTAGACGGTAATGAGTGGATGGACAAGACTGCAAACGGTAGAAACATTCGTAGGTGGGAACACCCTAGTGCATACATGGATGCATTGTTATACAAAGCATCACACATCAATCACCCTACTGCAATATGGACACGTCAGAAGACTGGTAACTATGAATACCTTTACAAACTGTTCTGTGCATTGTGTGACGAATACACATATCGATATGGTAAAGTCCACAAGACTGACTCTCTACTCAGAGACGTATTAGAACGTCTTCCTAAGAACATGGACAAGGGTTTATTCTCTGCACCTCCATGTGCAATGCCTGACGATGTTAAGAATGTTAACGTCATTGAAGCATATCAAAATTACTACAATAAATACAAAAAAGACTTTGCGAAGTGGACTAATCGAAACGTCCCTTCATTTATGGGAACGTGATATGCCAACATATGTATTTCTGAATACAGAAACAAATGAACTTGAAGAACACTTCATGTCTTACACTAAGTTAGATGAGTTCAAAGAATCCAACCCACATCTTGAATCACGAGTCACTGCACCTAGTATTGTCAGTGGTGTATCAGTAAAAGATAAACGTGATGGTGGATTCAAAGAGGTAATGTCAAAGATAGGTGATGCACATCCAGGCTCTAATGTTTACAATGAGTATGGAACCAAAGATATCAAACGAGAAAAAACTGTAGGTATTATCAAAAAACACCGTGACATCCAGTCAAAAAAGAAGTAAAATAGATTATGGAAATTAAAACGAGTACACTGGAGATTACTGATTTAGAACATCTTGACCTTCACACAGAAACAATAGACGGCAAAAGATTCTATGTAGATTCAGTAGGAAACAAATATCCTAGTGTCACTACTGTTACCAGTCTCTTAACTAGAGACCAAATTAAACTATGGAGAGAACGTGTAGGTGAAGAAGAAGCAAACCGTGTGTCAACTAAAGCTGCATCACGTGGTACTCGTATTCACCAACACATTGAAGACTATCTTCGAAAAGATAAACCATACATTGAATTTAAAAACATTTTAGAAGAGGCAATGTTTAAAGGTGTGAAACCAGTGTTAGATGAGATAACACCCCTTGCACTAGAAGCACCCCTTTATTCAAGACACTTAAAGATGGCTGGTCGTGTTGACTGTGTGGGTCTATATGATGATTCATTATGCATCATTGACTTCAAGACATCAAACAAATTTAAACAAGAGAAGTATGCAAAACCTTGGTATGTCCAAATGACTGCATATGCATTAATGGTCGAAGAACTCACAGGAGTTCCAGTCGATGAGTGTATGGCATTAGTCTGTTTACCTGATGGTAATTTTCAAATGTTCTTTTGTAATCCAGTGGATTATGTGGACGAGTTGGTCGGATTACGTAATCAATATCAAAATCTTTACGGAGTATAATTATGGCAAATCATGTAACCTTTAGTTTTGACATTGAAAATGTCAACGAAGAAGGACAAAAATTCCTCGGAAATGTATTTGAGGGAAAGGATGACCTACATCAAACTGAGTTTGAAGGTCAGAATCTAAGTGAATGTGGGCCCAAGTGGGCAACAATCGATGACACGGATAGTTACGATACTACCTTTACAGTGTATGGTGAAAGTGCATGGAGTCCACCTACGGACTACTTGGAAGCATTGCATGGTGCATTATTGAAAGTGTCACCTGATGCAACTGCAACAATCCACTATACAGATGAAGCACCTAACTTTGCAGGTGTCTACTTTTTTGAACCAGTAGATGATGGCAATGGTGGAAAGGATACTTGCATCGATGGTGTTGAATTAGATAACGAAGAAATCTTTGAACGATGGTCAGAAGAGTATAGTGAAGACTTCAACAATGCATTAGAAATAGTTGCAGAACAAGAAGGAATTGCTAAATCAGAACTTCTCGAACAACAAGAAGACTTCTATGACCTAATTGATTATGATGCAATACAAGAACCATACTATGATAATGTATGGGACGTTATTTCTAACTATCAATCAGAACAACTTAATATTCTAAAAGGGGGATAAAATGGCAGATTTTTATGATGAAAATAAATTCAATCTAAAACAAGATTGGAATTGGGGTAAGATATTTCATAAAGCAGATGATTGGATTCATCAAGAAGCATACGATAATGCATATAATAATATGTTAGAGTATCTTGAAATAGGAAGTGCAGACGAACTTACCGAAGTTCACTTAGATGAATGTCAAGCACTGCTTGACTACTTAGAGACCCCTTATGCTGAAGGTGGTGAAGGTATGGATATGAATGGACATAGTCCAACATATTATGCCTACTATAGAGTTATGATGGACTGGATTGAGAACTTCGATTTAGAACATGAAGGCGCCCCATTATCATGATTAGTAAGAAAGACTTCACAGAACAAGTGGAAAAACTTATTAGAAATGGTAAGGCAGGTGTAATGGATGCGATATGTCGTGTATGCGAACTGAACAACATTGAACCTGAAAGTACTAAGAGGTTACTAAGTGACCCTCTTAGAGAAAAGTTAGAGGCTGAAGCACAGTCTCTAAAGTTAATTAATCGAGGTAAAGGTTCACAAGGGACAATTACTTCATTCTTTAGTAATTAGGAGTATACTATGAATAAAGGTGATACAGTAAGTGTCGTTGCTACAAGTGGTGAGTACGTTGGTGTACTTGAAACATTTGAACCGTTGACACTCAATAAACCACGTATGATTGTTGCCAACCCTGAGGGTGGTATGGGATTTGCACGTGGTGTTGCAGTAACAGGTGAAGAGAACCCTGACAATATGGTGTTTGGTTCTTATGTGTTCATTGCAAAATCAAACGATAAAGTTACAGAAGCACATGCAACTGCAACTAGTTCAATCGTTAAACCTGACTCTAAGATTGTCACTTAAATGACAAGTAGAGAAGGATATGATGCATATACATTGTACCTTGGGATTAAGTTACACTTCAATTCCAAGGACTACAATTTTATCAAATACAATGGTAAAGTGAAAGCAGACATTCATTCTTTTCTAAAGAGAAAGGACAAATACCATTTCGGTAAACTCTATAAAACATACAAACAAGATTTACAGGATTTCTATATTGCAAATCTATCGTTTAAAGACCAGTGGGCAGGTGACCTGTTAACGGAAGAAGCAGATAGAGTGTATAGAGATTGGAAGAAGAGAAACCAAAAACTATCTTACATGTTTGACACAGAAGTGTCAGACCAACTTAGAAAGTTTAAGATAGACACTCTTCTCAAAGTTATGAATGGTCAACATCCTCGTTTACTAAAAGCTTATATGAGTAAACAGGTGTCACTAGAAACCATCTGTATTATGGATGAGATTATTGGATTTACAAAAGACTGGGATAAACTAATCTCAGAAAAGGTAGTGTATCCTGATATCTCAGTGAAGATAAACAAATACAAATCATTCGTGTCTTTTGACCACGATAAGTATAAGAAGAGACTTATAGAACTATGCTCACAATAGTAGGTAACGGCCCAAGTCGTTTACAATATGATTTAAATGACATTGGAGAATGGTGGGGGTGTAATCGAATCTACAAAGATGCAACACCTGACATTCTCTTTTGTATGGATATACCTCAACAGGTAGATATCATTACAAGTGGATATCACAAAGAACATAAGGTTGCTGTCGGTGGTTGGGAACCCTTGGAAATGGAATACTATTATGGTATGAAGATAGGGTTACAATTTGGTGAACAAAAAATTGTCGACAATGTAAATCAAGAAGACGATTGGTTTGTGGTGATGGGTGACTATCAATGTATGGATTTACTTAGCTATAGTAATTCCCAAAAAGATAACATAGTTATATATGATTTTTTGAATCTCAAGAACCTCTTTACTGGAATGTCTGCATTAGGATATGCCATGGAACAAGGAAGAGAAGAGATTACACTAATAGGTTTTGATGCATTACAACATGGTGATGTGTCGAATGTGTATGAAGGTGAAGATTTTTATTTACCTAAATATACTACTGAGGACAGAGTGTTTGATGCACAACGTTCTCAATTCATTGCACTGTTAAAGCAGTATCCGAATAGTCGAGTTTATTTCAAAAACTCACTAGACGAACTGGAGTTGACAGTGTATAATGAACTTAATTACTATGAAAGTAGTGATGAATGGATTCTTGGAGAAGGGTTTCTTCAAGAGTCTTAATATAATAAGATACAATGCAATACAATAGGAGAATACAATGTCATCTTTAGATAAACTTAGACAGGCCATGGAGTCTGCAACTCCCCAATCTGGCGGAGAAAAAAAATCTTACGGCGATGATCGCTTTTGGAAACCTGAACTCGACAAGAGTGGTAATGGGTTTGCTGTGATTCGCTTCTTACCTACCCCTGAAGGGGAAGAAATGCCTTGGGCATCCTACTGGGATCATGGATTCCAAGGGCCTGGTGGTTGGTATATCGAGAAGTCTCTAACGACTATCGGTAAACAAGACCCTGTGTCAGAATACAACACTCAGTTGTGGAACACTGGGATTGAGGCAAACAAAGAACAGGCACGTAAACAGAAAAGACGTTTACACTATGTGTCTAATATTTTTGTTGTATCAGACCCTAAAAATCCTGACAACGAAGGTAAAGTCTTCCTTTATCGTTATGGTAAAAAAATCTTCGAACAACTTAAGGAGGCAATCTCACCTGCATTTGAGGACGAGAAAGCAATCAATCCTTTTGACTTGAGAGAAGAAGGTGCAAACTTCAAAATCAAAATTAGAAAAGTTGATGGTTATTGGAACTACGACAAATCTGAGTTTGAAACACCTGCACCACTTTTTGATGATGAAACTAAGTTGAATACTATAAATAGTTCAACTTTCTCATTGTCAGAAATCGTTGCACCAAATGAGTTCAAGTCTTACGAAGAACTCAAAGAGAAACTAGACAGAGTACTAGGTCTCTCAGGTGGTGTGAGTACATCAACTGCAGAATCAGTTGCAGAAGACCTAGATGAAGTGCCTTGGTCAAATGTAAATACTGCATCTGTAGCAGATGAACCTGTAGTCCCATCAGTGGAAACATCTTCAGAAAGTGTCGAAGAAGATGATGATGCGATGGACTACTTCAAAAGACTTGCTACAGAGTAGTAAGTCTTTGTATAGGGGATGGAAGATTACATTATGTGTGTCCGTGATAAGTCTTCCATTTCACTGAGACCGTGGATTATAAATGGGGGTACTCAGTAAGGGCAAGATGATGTGTGTAAAAGCGGTGTCATCGGTATGTAGCGGGAATGCTGTAAGGCGTGGGGCGAACATACACTTTTTAAGAGAAATAAATTAATATGCCAAGTATAACACCAAGGAAAAATCCGAAGACTAATAATGTCGAACCTTTTGACAGAATGCTTCGTAGGTTTAAGAAATCATGTGAACGTGCAGGTATTGTACAAGAAGTCCGTGAACGAGAATATTTTGAAAAACCTGCATCGATTCGTAATCAAAAGAATCAAGACATTAAGAGACGTAAGAAATTACAAGCAAAAAGAGATGCAATTAAAAATTATCGCAGGAAATAATCATGAACGGCAAAGGTTCAAAGAGACGACCACAAGTTATCTCTCAATCACAATTCGAAGAAGCATGGGATAAAATCTTTGTAAGAAAGGTTACACCTGAGCATGGAATAACTCACGTGCATAAAGATAAAACTAAGGTCATTCCAAGAAAACAAAAGTACAATGATATATAATATCACTAATCCTGACTATAGTCTTAATCAAGATGCTATAGAAAGACTTAGAGGAGATTTCGAAACCGTATCAAAGGTTGCACCTCCTAAGATTGTTAAACTAGGTGATGCAATGCATCGTTATAACCTAATAGAAGATATCAATCCTTCACTTCCATACGTTAAACACTTACTGAATAATTTACATCGTGAACCTGTAACCAAAGAAACCTTTGGTGTTAAGATGTCAAATCCTGATGATAACAATAACTTTCATGCAATCAAACTCATGTATCTTATTCATACAGCTATAACAACAGGATTCTATTCATATTGTCAAGCATGTATTCATACAAAACGTCAGAATCCTAAGTGGTTTGTACATCCAGGCCAGTTCAGAGAGAAAGCATTAATTCATTGTGGTAAAGAGGATGCAGAGTTCATCGTGTGGGACAGTCAGAATATGATTGATGCACCTGTACTATCATTCGATGATTGGAGTTCTAAGTTCTTACACAATGCAGAACACGAAAGAGATTTACACATTGCAGTCCACAACGAAGAACATAAAAAAATTGTTGAGTTTCATGTAGGTGAAGACAGACCTGCATTCTATGATTTAGGACAACAAGTTTTCGAAATGTATGGTGGTAAGAAACCATACCTCATTGGTGAATGTAATGATTCCATTGCAGAGTACTTCAGTAATGATGAATCAAGTAACGTTCATGTCCATGCTCATCAAAAACTGCAAGAATCAGATTTGATGATTCTATTAACTGCCCATCCAAATATAGGAGATATTCGTACAGATAGTCTGACCATTTCTCGTAAATAAACATAAATAAGAGACAATGTCAGGTTTATTTGAGCAATACGATAATCTTCTACCAGCAGAAATACAAGAAAAGACTAGTGAAAGTCTAGACTGGTTTAGAAAGAATCTAAGAAAGATAACTTTGAGAGAAGACCAAGTGTCACGTTCTCAAGGTGAAACGGCGTCTCCGTCTAATATGAGGACAGGAGAAATGTTCATGTATATGTACGATGCAAAGTATAAAGACTTACTTCCATGGTATGACCGTTTCCCTCTTATGATTTTGTTAGAGAAATCACCTAAGGGATTCTTAGGACTTAACCTACATTACATAGCACCTAGATATCGTGCAGTATTATTAGAGGAGTTATATAAGTACTCCACTGATGAAGATTTAGAAGAAGGTGCAAGATTTAAACTGACTTATGAACTATTAAAGTCAGTCAGTAAATTGAAGTACGGCATTCCATGTGTAAAACGTTATCTATGGCCACACATCGATAGTAGGATACAAAGAGTATTACCTGAACACTGGGATGTGGTAAGTATGTTACCACTTCAAAGATTTAACACGAATGCAAACACAGTGTATGCAGATAGTAGAAGGAAATTTGGATGAGTCATTTAGATATAGATAAATTTAAAAGTAATTTTGATAATGGTGCTAGAGCCAATAGATTTGAAGTAGATTTTTATTGTACTAATCTAGGACTTAATTGGGAAGGATTAAGAGTTGAATCTTGCAGTTTGCCAGGCAGACAGTTAGAAACTTCTCAGTTTTCAGAATACGGGCCTATTAGAAACTTACCATTTCAAACTGCATACGATGGTGGTCAGGTTGACTTCACTTTCTTATGTGATTCATCTTTTGCAGATAGATTTCTAATCGAAGCATGGATGGATGAAATCATAAGTGGTGGTGCATCAACCACCACAGAAGGTGATACTGAAGATGGCCCATCAAACAATATTGTTGCATCAGGTAATCGTGCAAAACCCACTTATTCATACTATAACAATTACATTGGTGAAGTGATAATTAAACAATTAAGACAAAATGGTAAGGGTGCATTAGAGTATAGATTATTCGAAGCATATCCAGTTGCATTTGCACCTATGGAACTAAATTCAACATCAACCGATAGTATTATGAGATTTACTTGCACAATTGCATTTAGAACATTCTCAACAAGATATGTGGAAGATCCATCTGCAGGAAGTCTTATAAATAAAGGAAGAAAGATTCTCGATATTCTTTTGGAAGGTGGAAAGATTGCAGACAGGTTTGGTAAAGGTAAATCTTTCAATGACCGTCTGAATAAACTG